TAAATTAGTTATAAAAGGTACCTATAAGTTATTCAGCTATGATATTCAGATGGATGCTTTAAGTAATGCTACCAGTTCATTCACGATTGATAAGAACACTAACATTATGACAGGTGATTATGTAGCTGTTAGACCAAACAATAGCACAACCTTAATGTATTACGGGCAGATTATAACAGTAGATGTAGATGATTCTAGTAACCTCATGACGTTAAGTGCTAACTGCATTTGGAACTTACTAAATGGTGACATTATTGTAGGTAGTAAGAGTGGTGATAGCTATGAAGCTCATATATTAAAGCTAATAAACAACTATATTAACTCTAATATAGGCACTAACTTACTCAATAAGGGGCTTACTAACTCGACTAACACAGCCTTTCAAGTAACCTCATCAGATGGAATTAGTACAAGCAATTTTATAGACTACTTAATACGTGGATTCAAACTACATAACACAGTGTTTGAAGTTACAGGAGTAGGGCAAGGAATATCTAATGGTATTCCTTTTTATTATCCAAAAATTGACTTTCATCAGGTAAAAGACACTTGGAATTTTAAAAATGATGTCTATGATTTCAATAATTGGGTAGTTAGTGATTCAAGAAACCTACGAAATTACAATAACGAGCTTTGGATCGTAGACCAGGCGTCGACAGACATGGAAAGCCCTACGGTGTTAGCACGCTATTGGCTCACTAAAGATGGCTCTATAAGTAAGAGCCTTACAGACAGCGTGGCTAAGCCTACACAGGTACAGATATATTTATTTGATAAAACAGCGACTGATAACCCTACTTACGAATCAATAGCACAAAGTAATTTATCAGCAAACACTTACTCTCATAGTATTCAATTTAGTGCACAACTAGGAAACAACTTCCTACCCCTAGAAAAAGTAAAGCTAGGGCTACAATCAAATATTTATTACGATAACACACAATATAAGTCAGTTCTTACAGCTTACAGTATCGACAGTAGTTCAGAGGTGGTTAACCTAACCTTTGGTAATCTACGCTTTGGACGAAATGACTTGTTTAGCACCACAAATTAGGAGGAATAGTAATGGCCATAACAATGTATATCAGTGATCGTGCTTTTGTCACACCGCGCGAAGTGGCATCAGCACAATCAGCTCTAGGCGGGGATACTTCAGGGGTTCTGAAAAGAGGTAATCAATTAAAAATTACAGTCAATGGGCTAACGGCAACCGTTGACACAGGGCAAGTAATCATTTTAGGGCGATTAGTCGAGGTTATAAGTCCTACACAGGTTACACTACCAGCTAACTCAAATGGTAATCTTTGCATCGTTGTAGACCTTTCAAAGGCTAACACAGTACAAGGACAAGCAGGACAACCCAACTATTACCCAACAATCAATCAAGTGTATCTTGGCACTGTTACAGGTGATTTAGTGCAAGAAGACCTCAACAATGGCGGATTCATTTATGAATTACCATTAGCTACATTTTCAACTACTGCTACATCAGGAACAGTAACACAAAGCAATCCAATGCTTAATGATTCGGGTTGGTTAAACCTAGATATTGCATCAACAGGAGCTAAATTGTGGTCTGATAATGGTAATCCTTGCTATGCACAATATCGTGTTAGAGATAACGTTGTGTTCCTACGCTGGCGTGGCGTAGACGTGGGTAAAGCAAATAACGGTAACCAGATTGGACGTGTACCATGGAGCCTGCGTCCAGATGTAGAAATTGCATCAGCATCAAGTGACATTGGAGCAACCTCAATTTATCCAGTTATCAGTTACATAAACGATACAACGACTTTATGGGTAAAAGTTGTAGATAATCATAACGGTAATTTGGTTGGTTCTATGAGTTATCCACTGCCAGTAGGACGTTAAGGAAGGGAGGTGAATAAATGCAAATGCCACATGATTTGTTGAGTTGGCTAAGTGTGGGGTCTATTCTTCTGGGTGGTTTGTGGTGGGTATTGAAGAATACCATTGTGGACTCAATTAATGGATTGAGAACGGATATGGCTAGCTTGAAAGACGAGCTAAAAATATCTAACAGTATCACGGACAACCATGAGATACGACTCACTAAATTGGAAACGTGGAAACACGATAAATGGGAGGTTTGAAAATTGAATAAATTAAAACGATGGGTAGTCGCTTCAATTGGAGCGGTTGCCTTTTTTGGTGCAATAATCACAGGTGTATCAGCTAATACTAATGGTATTGATGTCGCCAGTTATCAAGGTGATACAGCAAGTTATTTCAATTCGTTTAAGCAAGTTGACGATAACTTTACAATGGTTAAGTTAGGCGGACGTGGTGGCGGTGAGGGTGCTCATTATAGTAACCCTAAAGCCTACGCACAAATTCACAACGCTGATGCAGTGGGTATGCAAACAGGCGGTTACTTCTGGGCACAAGTAGGTGATTCAGTAAGTGAAGCTACTTATTCAGCTCAATTAGCCGTTCAAGACGCACAAAATGCAGGGCTAGCTAAAGGTTCATACATAGCAATGGATTACGAAGCAGGTGCTGGTGCAAACAAGGCCAATAACACAACGGCTATCTTAGCGTTCATGGATCAGATTTACGCCTCTGGGTATAAGCCTATGTTTTATAGCTACACTAGCTATGTGAACTCATACGTTGATTTAAGTCGTATTAACGCTCGTTATCCTAACGCTTTGTGGTTAGCTTGGTACTTAACTACAGCACATCAAGCAACACCACCTATGCAATATTTCCCTAACTACTCAAATGTGAAGATTTGGCAATACGCTGATAATCACTACGGAGTTGACGGGAACGTGATGGTCGTCGGTTCATTGGATAACAACAAGCCAGCCGAACAGGTTGCATCTAAGCCAAGTCAATCAACCAACACGCCAAGTACACCAGCTAAGACGCAATACGCTACATTCAGCGGTGTGTATGTCGCTGATTACTGGGTAGGTTATAACAACAAGATGTATGGTGTGAACTTTGATATGAGCATCAAGCCCATTGATTACAATAACTATATTCCTATTTCAGCTATGACATTGACTGACAGATATGGCAACAAGTTGCGTAACCAATATATTCAAGGTAACAACGGACGTATGGAGTACTTTACGTTAAATGGCAATTACAAAGTTATCAGTCAAACAGCTACAACGATTAATGTTGAAATCGGTGGTGAACCAGTCTCAATGATGAAGGCATTCGCCACAATCAAATAAGGAGAAAACATGGATACGAATACAATTACTAAATTAATTACAACGATCGCTATTACAGCTATTCCTATTATTGGTGCATATGTCAGTAAGGTGATTTTAGGAAACAAACAGGTTGTTAACCTGATTCAAGTGCTATCTCCATTAGCTAAGGATGCCGTAGTGGCTATGCAGAAATTGGGTGTCACGGAGTTTTTTGAAGGTGAAGCTAAGAAGTCTGGCGCAGTTAAAATTGTTACTAAAGCTTTAACTGTTTTAGGCTTTTCTGATGCAGACGAAACATTAATCAAGAATGCAGTCGAAAAAGAATATGCTTTATTGATTAATGAGTTAGATCAGACTTATCCTCAAATGACCGAGGAACAAGCCAAGACAAAAGAACAAGCTGAACAAAAGCAAAGTGAATTAGCTAAGGCTGATGAACTAGCAAAAGCAAAACAAGCATTAGCAGACGCACAAGCAAAAGTTAATGAATTACAAAATTAAATAGACTAAAAAAAGCCAGCCAGATTAATTCATGGTTGGCTTTTTTTAGTGCATAAGTTTGTGATTTTTAGGCTTTATCATGTAAGCGATTAAAAGTATTGTAGTGAATATCGAAATTACAAATGATATTTTTTCAATTGTGTAATATTTATACGAAATGGCGACGTTTGATTTTCCGGATGGAATTTTTATAATTGTCGTGCCAATACTTGATTCATTACTTTTTACTGTCGACCCATTAAGTTTGACAATCTGATTTTTGTAGTAGTAAACAGGTATAGTAATACGCTTGCTATGTTTTTCCAGATTTTTAATGCTGATTTGATAAGTAGAGGGGCTAATTTTTACTTTAGATTCAACATGCTTGTTTACCATATCCAACGGTTGAGATAATTGTTCTTTGTGATCACGGGCTATTTCAGGTGAATAATCGCTATGATAATAACCGGCGACCATTACATTTGTCCTTTTTGATGTAGACAAAGATGTGAATACTTTTTGAGGGTCGTTATATAGTGTATTAAGAGACGAAAAGTTAAACAAAACTATGAAGCCTACAATTGAAAGGATCATTCTTTTTGACAGATTTGTATTGGGTAAAACTATTATGCTGAAAGCCATTAGTATCATTACGGTTGAAAAGGCGTTCAGTCTCCAAACAAATTGAATTTGTGCTATTGGTGTTCCATTGAAAATAGACCAGGGAAACAAAGAAGAACTTAAAATCAACACCACAATAGCAGAGTAAAACATAAGACGTTTGAACTTACTTAGAGTTGCCCTATTTTTAGTATAATAAATAATTGTTATTACTAAAGCAACAATTGTTGTTATACCAATACTATTCATTCCAATAGTATTGTTCAAAGAGAAAATGAACAAGTCACCCAGATTAGTACCTTGCAATTTGAACAAAGGTGGCACAGAAAGCACGTTTTGGTGGGTTCTTATAACAAAGGGCACAATAAATCCGAGAGCTATAAAAACAAATAATATTCCAGATAAAACAAGAGCTTGTAACCTGTGTCGCAATTCATTCATGCCATATATTGAACATATAAACGCTATTAAGAGCATTATGACCATAACAGCAGCTGAAAGCAAATGAGTGTATAACAGAGCAGAAACTGACAAAGTTAACCAGTACCACTTTTTATAATCATTGAAAACAACTTGATAAAATCCTAAAATAACCAGTGGCAAAAAAGACATTGCTATTACTTCACCGAACGATGAGCGGTAATATAAATCTGTGGTACGATACAAAGAAAATGAGTACAATACCGAAAATAAAAATGCTGAATTTTTGTTCTTTACAATACTGTAAACGGAAAAATAGGCAATAATCATTGTTACAAAAGTGACTAACAGGAAGAATAATTTATATCCAATGACAATGCTGCCTGAAACTTTGTACAAAACGAATAGGGGAAACAGGAAGACCCATGGATAAAAAGTGTTTGCCATAGTTCCGTGGTTAGCGTAATTTAAAAAGTTTACAGGAGAACTTAGTACATTATTCATCCCCAATGATCTTGTCAAATGAAATAGCAAGTCCTGATTATTAAATGCTCTTAAATCCTGGTTGTAAAACAAAGGTAGACTATAAAGAATGCTCAATATGGCCATTGAAAATAACAGATAGCAATTATTTTTTATTTTATTCATTTTTTTTCCTCTAAATTTTAATCCCACAATTAAATAAGTTACCATTATAATTGGCTTAAAGCAACACAGAAAAAAATCATTTACAAAAAGGAACGTTTGTTCGTATAATGTCATAGAGGTGACATTATGAACTACGACGACAAACTAATCGAAGAAATCAAGAAGCGATTCACTAAACAGAAGAACACCCTGTATTGGGTGCGCATCGTGTATCAAAAATATTCCAAGCAGTTAAACGTGTTCTTTGAGTACGCCAAAATAGGTATGGCCACACATTCTGAACAAATAG